ATTTTATAAAACTCAAAGAGGTAGTAAATGTAAACAATGTTTTTTAGAAATAACTCGGGAAGGTAAAAGAAAAATGAGAACTAATCCTGATTTTAGAAAACAAGAAAGTATTAAACAAAAAGAAAGAAGATTTCGTCTTTGGCAAAATACCTTAATAAACGATTCTAAAAGAAATAAAGAACATAATCTAACCGTTGATGATATTAATGAAATGTTTGAGAAACAAAATGGATTGTGTTATTGGTTTAAAATACCTTTAATTCCGTCGGAATCAAAAAAACACCCTCAACAACCTTCATTGGATAGATTAAATCGAAACAAAGGATATACCAAAGATAATGTGGTTTTAACTTGTTATTCCGCTAATATTGGTAGAAATGAAAATGATTTAGAAACTTGGGAAAAATTTGTATCAGTTTTATTTTGTAATTAAATTATTTGTTATATCTTTGTAGAATATTAAGATGTAATAACTATGATAAAGTATATTAAAAGAAAATTAAAACGTAGAGCGGTTAAAAAGAAACTGTTACAATTAAAAAATCTTTACGACATTGTTGACCCTGGTAAATTGGCCGACATCAATGATTGTATGTTCATTTTCCGCAATACATTGAAACACCCAAATTCAATTTATGAAATTGCTCCATTATCTTCTCATAAAATTATTGAAAATAAAAAGTTGGGAGTCTTCATCATTTTAGATAATAAAAAAATTACAATCATCAACCACGTATGTTATTACAGTAATATTCCAATGACTGATAGAGATTGGAATAAAATGATTAAAATGTATGACCACAAAGTTCAGGAAAATCGAATGAAAAGAATTGACCAAATGAAATCTCAAGTCGAGTATTCATTATCTAAATTAAAGAATAAGATTTTGATTAAAACAAAAACCCCCACTGTAGAGTAGGGGTTTTTTATTTTAAAACATATCTTCAAGTGTTTGTAGATGTTTTTTAACTATATCTAAATCACTTATATCGGAATAATCCATTCCCTGTCTCTTTAAGGTTTGTATCTCTCTATGTAAATGTAATGTAAATTGTTTAACCATATTTGACATTGACGGGTAATTCTCAATCATTGGGTCTAAATTATAAATAATATGTGGTAATTTTAATACGTCACCAATTTTTTTAACCCATTCTTTACCGTATCTATCGGCATCCAATTCCATTTTCCAATAGATTTTAAAGAACTCCTCAAAATCTTCAACGTCACCCATATAAGTGTCCTTCAAATCAAACTCACTCATCTGTTGTTCGTGTCTTAATTCGTGGAATAATATATAAACAAACGTTGCAAAATTAGGTAAACTCTCCGGTGAACATAAAATAATTGACTTATTTGTTCTAACACCTCTAAACCCTGTATTACAAGAATTTATTATTTTAATAACATATCCTTTATTTTGAACAAAATCTTTTATCTTCTGAGCAATTAAATCGTATCCCTTATGGTAAGACGAAGGAATGTCTTTTTTAAACTTATTAATAACTCTTTCATAATTTGAGGTGGTTTTTAAACCATTTGGGACAACATCTTCTAAAATAGTATCTTTAGTTATCTCAATCCATTCATTAACAGTATTAACATCGTATGTGTCAATGTGGTATGTACCGTCTACACCTTTTTCCCACATACCAACAACGGTGTCTCTATTACCTTTTAATGTTTTACTTTTACTCTTATTATTAAATTCAGATTCAAGGGTATTAACAAATGGGTCTAATTCAGATTTAATCCATTTTCTCAAACCTAATTCAATAGGTCCATTGTATTCTCCGGCACTAACAGAAGTAGTGTTCTCATCTATTGGAACAATTTTCTTACCTTTACCGGGTGTTTGATTTAACACCCCACCTTCTTCATCATTCTGTTCAGGATGTTTTTTTACGTATTTGGCGATTTTTCTAGATTCTCTTTCTATTTTAGATATTTTAGAGTTTGGTGTACTCATTTTACCATCATAACTATCAAATGCTAATTCAGCACTATCATATTTTGAAGTAGGAACAACAAAAGGTTGTAGTTGTTCTTTATTAAACAACCTAACACCCGGACTCAAAGGAACTCTAACTTGTCCTGAGCCACGATGACTAGTCGCCTCTTTAATTTGTTTTTTATTATTTTTATCCATATACTTATAAATATACAAAATTTTAATTATGGAACAACAAGAACTATTCGGAAAACTATTTAATACAATCCCATTGTATAACGAAGACCATTTAGATGTGTTACTATCAACAATGGATAAAGAACAATCAATCTATATCCTAACACAAGCAGTTAGTTTCGCATTCCATTCAGGGGTATTCTCATTGGGGGAATCTGAAATTATTTCAAAATCTATAAGAACTTTAAATAAAGTTGAAAAAAATGTTGTGGAATAAATAAAAAGGTATTACATTTGTAATCTAAAATATAAACACTATGAAAAAATTATTCATCATCGCATCATTAATGGTTAGTATTTTATCTTTCTCACAAGAAAATAAAAAAGACTCAAACAAAAATGTAGACCGAAATGTTACCCAAAGAATGGACTCACTATCAAAAGTGTATAAAGTAAAAGTTATTGGAGCATATAAAATAACACACAATGGTGTTTTTGTGCAAGGATTTGTTTATGAAGACAAAAATGGTAAATTAATTCAAAAAGAAACAAAACGAATTAAAATAAATTAAACATAAAAAAAAAGGGTAGTTAAATACAACTACCCTTAATGTTAAATCCTGTGGACCCCATTCCTTTACCCCCAATAGGTGCGTAAACAAAGAATAAATTATCTCCTTTACTTGTGTCGTAAACAATCTCATAAGGTGAGGTTCTTTTTTCATATAAGACAAATTCCCTAACACCTGAATTGAACTGATTAAGTAAATTCACAAAACCAATTGAAACTTCACCGGTTCCAGCATATCCTGTTAATTTTGATTTAATTCCGTTAAAACTCTTTTTATTAATTAAATCTAATAAAATAATTTTTATTTTCTCATCTTTAAATATTAAAGAAACCAACTCATCTATTGATGAAATAGTTTTGGTGATTAATTTACTACCACTAACTGATGGCGATTTTTGATTATAGTTTTTAGTTAAACTATCAACCCAAGCAGGAATGTAATTTATCTTATCATCCAAATATAATTCTGTTGATACATAACCCGTATCTTGAGTCACTTGTTTTTGAGTGTCAGTAATAATTAGTCTGTCAGGCATTGTACCTGTATAAAAACTTAACTTACCTTTACCACTCAACACATTTGTGTAAGGTGGTGGTAAAATCGCAATAAAATTATTTTTTGGTAAACCCTGTATTCCCTCATAATCAATGTTAAAATTACATTTTTCTGCAGATAACGTTAATGTAACATATTGATATTTTGTATAATCCGGATGTTTAGAACCTTTGTTTTTGTCCCACTCAGGTCCTTGTGGTCCTAAATTATTAAGTTGAATATTGGTAGAATCCCCAATCTTTGATTTAATATATTTCATAACTTCTTCACCCCTTTTTTGGGATAATACACCAGAGTCCAACCCAACACCTTGATTAGGTACTTTAGACTCTGAGGAATTAATAACAATTGTATTAAAATTACCTTTACCCGATTTTAATAAAGATTGTATTTGACTAATTGCATTATCAATTTCCGAAGTATCTGAAATAATATATTTTCCACTTGGGAATGACTTATTAATATTAAATGAAATTTTATTAGGGTCTGTTGCTTCTTTAAGTATATAATACCCTTTTGTCGCATTTTCGTGAAGATTCAAAATTCTTTTTCTTTCATCTTCATTTATTGCCCAAGACTGTCTTATCATAATTTTTTGTTTTAATTATAAATATAACCATAAACTTAATTATTTACAAATGCACATAAAAAAAAGGGACGTATAGTCCCTTTTTGTTAAATATTTTAAGATTTTGATTATCTCAATTCTCTTAAATCGAATGTTCTAACACCATCAACGGTAATTCTTCCGTAAAAACGGTTATTTACCATCTTTTTCGCGTAACGAGTCATTATACCTTTAATCGGTGTAAAGTTGAATGGGTTGTACATTGTAGGTGTTAATTGTAATGGTACATACGGAGCGTAAATGTATCCTGTGTCTAACAATGATGTTCCTTTGTGTCCAATTAACACTTGGTTAGCTGGGAAGTAAGGGTCACGGTAAACTTGGTAACGTCCTGCTAATGTTCCTACTCTTTCAATACCCATGTTATATTGGTCTTGCTCAGGAGACGCATTAGATACGTGGAAGTACTCTAAATCATCAAAGATAGCAGAAACTTCAGAAGAAACAACAATCCAGTTTGCTCCACCTCTTAATGTAGATTTGTGGATTTGTGCAGACAATTGGTTGATTGCTGTAATTAATGTTTGGTTCCAATCTTTTTGAGTATAAGAAGTTGTTTGAGAAATTCTTCTCCAACCATTGTAATCCCAACGTAAGTTCCATGCTGCACCTTTACGTAAATCTCTTAAGATTTCACGGTCAATTTCAGCCGCAACTTGTTCAGATAATAAAGCTGTTAATTCAGCTTCAGCATCGATGTTGTGGAAAGCCGCAACGTCTTGAGCTAACTCAGGAGACCATTGTGCTCTTAATTTTCTTTCTGTAACAGATACAGTAACTGAATCTAAATCGAAAGAAACCTCACCGATTTTATCTTCGAATTCTAATTCTTCGTAACGTCTGAAAGCCGCTGCGAATGAAGTTCCTGATAATGCTTGACTAATAGTAGTACCTGTGTAACCATCTAAAGATGTAGAATCACAATCAGCACATACTGGACAAGATAAATCAACTTCTAACCAAATACAACCATCAGCATCACAAACATTTTTGAATGAACCACCGTTACCTGTATTAGATGCAGTACCCGCTGGATTACCTGAAGGGAAGTAAGTTTGAGTAGTTGAACCGTATTTCACGATACCTCTACCATAGATTTGAGTTACAACTCTAAATAATAAAGCTCCTGTACCAACAGTACATGGTGAACCTTCTGCAACTGTTAAACCTGCTCCTGTGTAAACGATTAAGTCAGATAAGAATGATTCTGTATCCATTTCGTTACCATCAGGTCCGATTAATTTTCCTGCACCTGTGTCAGCAAAACCACACATTTTAATGATAACTTTTCTTGTGTTACCTGAAGCAATTACTGATGCTCCGTCAGTTGTTCCTGAAATAACCGCATCAACTAAAACACCACCATACCATTTTTGGATTGTTGTAGTAGCAGTGATAGCTGACCAACGACCTTTAGAATAATCAAATAATCCTGGAGGGTCTAAAGTTGGTTCGTTACCTTCATAGAATAAATCATAAAGATTTTTTTCGTATACAGGATTATAAGTTCCTGTACCTGTAGTATAACCCGCATTTGGATTACCACCATTACCGTTTGGTGCTGGAAGTGTTCCATCGTTGTAATTACCCGGAGAACCTACTGGAGCGTAGTGTTGTCCTGAGTATTGACCATCAATACCACCTTGATATCCTTGAATTTTTGGTACAAAGTAGAATAATTTACCGATTGGTAAGTTCATAGCTTGTACAGAAACGATGTCATTCGCTAATAATTTAGAGAATACTCTTCTTACGATAGGGAATACAACAGTTTCAAATGAACCTGAAGACCCGTCAGAAGTTGCTTCGTTTATTAAGAAAGACGCTTGGTTCTCATATAATTGAGCTACGTTTTCTCTTAAGTGACCTTTAAGACCTTCTAGAAATCCTAATTTGTCCCATTTATTAATTGTGTCTTCTTTAATAACTTTAAGGTGTTTTAACCCGATGTTACCAACTAGACCTGATTCTAATAATGCTCCCATTTTTTTTGGTTTTTATTAATTTTTATTTATTTTTTATTTTAATTTTGACATTAAGTCTTTCATTCTTAAGAACTGAGGATTCTCATATGTTTTAGATTCGATTAGATTGATTGCTGAACCTGTTGAAGGCGCTTTAGCAATTGTTCTTTCTAATGATTCATTCATAGGTTGAGAAGAAGTCCCTGTAAGTTCATCTTTAATAACTTTATATAAGTTTTTAGATTCTTTAATGTTTTCAACACCATCAAATCTTCTTAAGATATTTATTTTTTCTTGTTTTGATGTTGAATGTTCAGTAAACAAACGTGTGGCGTAAGCCAAGTTTGAATTAAACACTGCAACTTCATTCAATTTATTTCTAAATACGTTAAGAGCTTTTCTGTATTCTTCATTCTTTTCTCTAAGAACTCTTAATTCATTTGTATTAGTATTCTCTTTAATTGCGGTATTAAAAGATGAGTGTGCTCTTGGTTTTGGTAAACCACCTCTTCTAAAATTACTTCCACTACCTAATGTACGAGAAGCCTCTTTTGGTTCAACTTTTTTAGTTGTATTAGCAACTTTAGTAGTTTGCTCTTTTGTTTCTGTTTTTTTAACCATTTTGTTATTACCAAATTTACTACCGGAGTTTTCTCCTTCTTTGTATTCAAATTTAGCTTTACCTGTTCCCATTGTTGGATTAACAGATTTTTTCACAGTTTTAAATCCACCTTCTTGGTTAGGTTTATTTGAATAAACGTTTTTCTTATTTGGATTTCCAAATCCGGTTCCTTTTGGTTTAACCGACATTTTAGATTCCATCATTCCGTCATCTTCCATATCCAAGTCAACTTCTTCTTCATCAAAAGAAATTTCATAAACGATTTCTTCTTCGTCAAATTCTGATTCAAAATCTTTAAAGTGTCCGTCTACATCCCCAATTTTATGACCTTTACGTCTTTTAAAATCATGTTTGTTTCCTCCGAATCCTTCCTCCATTTCTGAATCTTCGTCTTCAGTATCAAATACTCTAGATATGATATCTTCAATACCCTCAGAATCATCATCCATATCTTCATCTTCAAAGTTAAAATCCATGTCGTCAGAATCATCAAATCCTTCATACATTTCTTCTTCGTCGAAGTATTCTTCACCTTCACCAACAATCATATATTCTTTGTTGTTCTCCTCGTCTTTTAAACTGATATTACCAGAATCATCTTTGGTAACAACAATATTGTCTTCAGGTCCCATTAATTGGAATACACGTAAGATTTCTTCATCATCTTCTACGTCAGTAAGGTCTATGGTGTCCTCGTCATCTTCCATATCTATATTATCAGTGTCCATGTCGTCATCCATATCCATATCAACATCTATGTCGTCCATTTCTGTATCGTCCATATCAGTATCCATATCCATGTCATCCATGTCAACTTCAGTGTCAATCTCCTCATCATCTTGTTCTGTAAGAGATTCTTTTACTAGTTCTTTGATTTCTTGCGACATTGTCGAAGCAAGTATTCCTTTTGCATTTTCCGCTACCGCCTCTTCCAAATTTTTCATTTGGATGATAGCTTCTTCAACTAAAGATTTTTCTTTTGCCATTTATGTTTAAGTTATTTTAATATATAAATATCACCCATTATCAAAAAAGTATTATTTTTGCTAATTCGATAATAAGTTTTTTATTATAATAAATATTACAAAAAAAATAAAAGCATAAAAAAAGGAGACATTTCTGTCTCCTTAATTAATTATTGAATATAAATTATTATTCTATCACTTCATCAATTTTACTTTCAACAATTGCTGTGATTCTCCACTCCATGGTGTAATTCTCGAATACTTTTGTTACTTTAGCCTCAACATCTGTTGGGTTGTAACCACTCACTAATTTTTCTTCTCTTAATTTTTTAATCTTTCCTGACTCGGTATCAACTGAGTCCAATGTAATTTTTGCAATAAAATACTTTTCGTCCATAATTTTTTCTATTTAGTTTAATACCCTAAATAATCGTTTAATTTTTTCATTAAGTCAAGTGATTTATTTCCTGAATCACCAACATGTCTTTCAATACTCATTTTTTTCTCTTCTTCTAAATTCTCGTCATACAGATGTTTGTCATCTTTATTTAAGAATAGATACGCTCCCGGAGTTGAAGGTGAGGACACCAAGTCAAAACAAATTAATTCAAAATCGTCTTGTACTTCATTTTGTTCACCAATCTTTTTAAGAGAACCTACACCTCTTGACGATATTCCTAACGTAACCCCTTGTCTTAAGTAATTTGCAGCCAAATCTCCTTTGGTTGAACAAATACCTCTTTCGTGGTATCCCGGTGATGTCAATAATTTAATCTTACCCATTAGAACATTACCTTCCCACCATACTTCGGTGATTGCGTGAGAAACTCTATCTAAATCAATTAAAGATGATTCAGGGTGATTTAACTCGGACAAAGCCGTACCCTTTTTAATCATTTTTTTATAATTATCAGCCTCTCTTTTTAATATACGTTCAGGGTATAATCTACCATTTCTATTTGGTGTATCATATTTTTGTAATACCGCATAAAATTCAAATGGTTTTGAGTGGTCTAACATTTCATTAGATTCTCTTATTAATGTTTCGTTACGATTATCCTTTGGATTAATATATCCTGCATCGTACTCTATGAGAATTGATTTTTTATTTAACTCATTATTGGTATTAATTTTTAAATTATTCATTTTTTTCTACAAATTTCCATTTATAACCACCGGCGGTTTTACGTTTATTTTGACAAACCATCCTAATAGTATTTCTATTTATTAGTAAATATTCCGAAACTTCCTTTAAACTACACCACTCTTTAATAATATCTCCATCTAATGATAATTGAGTGACTGGTTTGAATTTACTCTCAATACAAAATTTACTTTGTTTTTTACCAAACATAGGATTTTTATAACCAAATCGACTTAATGATAATTTTTTCCTACCTTCATCCGTAATTTTTCTTAATTTGGCGGATGATTTCATTTTTTCCAAAGTAACTTCTGAAAAAACTCTACTTTTTAATTTTAATGATATTTTTTTATTACACTCAACCCCAAAATTACCACCATCACCACCTTCACTAATATTTGTTAATTTAAACCCCCAAGTACGTAACTGAGATATCCAATATTTTTCCCAAAAACCCCAATTATCGGTATCAACCACATCTAATATTTCTAATATTGGTTTTAAATCTTTATCTAATAAAGATATTATCCAATTGTTTTTATGTGTTTTAGTATATTTTGATTTTTTCAGGTGTTCAACTAACCTATTTTTAGGGTCGTCAGATTTACCAACGTATCTAATTTCGTCAGTTATAGGGTCTTTTAAAGTATATATAAATGTTTTATTCAAAATATATGTTTTAATAATAAATATTAAACATTTTCAGTTTGCGATATATCTTTAACGGATTTGATTTTTTTAGTTAGATAAAACTTAAAATAATTGTTGTCATAAAAGTTATCATTGTAGATTTTATTTGTAATTTTTAATAATGTATCTTTAATTTGTTTTGATTTAAAATCGAGGTTTTCTTCTATAACATAGAAATTGACTTCTAAATTCATAAATGATTTTTTACCCAAATTTAATCCACTTGACCTTAAATCTAAATCTACAATAAATTTTGTATCAAAAATTTTATTATTTAACGACTCGTAAACCGAGTGTTTAACACCTCTACTTAAATTTAAAACTGTTCTCGACCAATTATCGGATTCATAGATTGGTTCGACCCATGTTTGTATGTTTAAGTAAAGTGATTTCAAGTTTACAGAATCAACTGTCCCATAAACAACTTTCGCGGTTTTGAAACCTGTTAGTTGAGAGGTTTTCCCCTTTTTCATTAATTTTCATATTTTTCCTTTTATTTTTAAAAAAGATAGGTAAAATAAGGTGTCAGGTCAACTTTTTTGTTATTTTGATATATATGTTATATATGTTAATAGTTAAATTAGATAAAAATACACCAATAGAGAAAGCATTGAAACTCTATAAAAGTAAAGTTATCAAGACACGTCAAAGTTCTGAACTTAATAAGCGAAAAGAATTTATCAAACCTTCCGTAAAAAAAAGAAACGTGTTAGCTAAGGCTAAACACGTTCAATTAAAATATTATTCGGATAACGATTAAAGATTTTCGTTTAAACTTTTAAGTTTAAAATAAGTCAGTTTATCGTACTTCTCTGATAACACTTTTGTAAGTGTTTCATCAATTCTACTCTTCACTGAATTATCTTCGGATGAATTTTTCATTGCTGTTAATTTATCAACAACATTTTCTTTAAGTGTATTAAATTTTGAAGTTAACTCTTTATCATCTTCAGATAACAATTTAACAATCTCAGCTTTATCAGATTCACTTAAAGTATCAATATAATTCTTAATAGTTTTATTTGCCACACTAACCATAGTTGATAATGGAAGTTCAATCCCTTTAGATTCTGTAATTGGAAGTTTTCTCAAATTTTCAATAATTAAATTTTTACTTTTAATTCTTGATTCAATGGTTAAAACATCTGTTGAAAATAAGTTATCAATATTTTCGTATGAGTTATTAGATTTAGTATTTCTAACCCACATATTTAATTTTTTTAAATCTGATGGTAAAATTTTATTCACAGCATTTTCATATAGAGTTATACATTCGTGGATGTATTCTCTTGAATATGATTCACTTAAACCTTTTTTAGAGTTTAACTCATCATACATATAGAAAATCTTACTAACATTTTTATTTTCTAATACAAGTTTTTTAAATGTTTTTAATTCGTCTTTAAATGTGTCGTTTTTATACGACTCAAGTAATACGTTTTCTATCTTCGATTTTAATATTCCAAACTTTGTCATTTTCTTTTTTAATTATAAATATCAATCATTTAAGATTTTCTCCAATTCTTTTTCCATATCACCTAAAGAATTTCTTGCTCGAGATAAATCAATATAAGAATCGTCTTCAGTTAGATTACCACTTTCCAATAATATATTCAGATTATCTCGTTTGACAGATTCAGGGGTTATTTCAGCTTCACCACCCGGTGCCGGTGCTCCACCCGGTTCAGGTGCTCCACCCGGTTCAGGTGCTCCACCTAAATCAAGTCCACCACCTAAATCAGATTCAAGACCACCTCCGCCTCCTCCACCAGGTGGTGGGGCAGGAGCCGCAGCTCCAACGGCCGTAGTTCCGGATTTACTTGCGTATAATTTATCAATAGTATCAAACACACCTGTATGAGTAATAATTGTTGCGGTATTTGTTAATTCAGCACCAACCGCTTTTTCAATACGTTGTTGTTGTAAATCTAATTTAATTTCTTCATCAGAGAATCCTAATACGTGTTTCTTAGCCCAAGTAACCGATACCGGAGCAATACCTTCAATAGCCGCAACAGCATCTTTATACAATAAAATTTTCTCTTTCCAAATATCAATTTTTAATAAGTCAGCTTGAGACGATGGATTTGTAAGTGCTAAAGTAAAGTTTGACAACTCATCCTCAAATCCTAATAAGAATAAATGAATGATTGCAATTTTATTTAATTCCGCAATCATAGATTTTTGAATTCTATTGATTGTTCTTGCAAAACGAATATCCATTAAAGATAAGTTTTTACCATCACCCGTTACTTCCTCAAAACCCAAAAATGCTTTAGGTACACGAAGTGCTGTTAATAATTTCTTTTGGATGTATTCAATATCGGCAATCTCTGCCAAATTTTGTGCTCCCGGTAATGTATCAATTGGACTTGGAGCCGCAGGGTCACGAACCGGGATAAAGTAATCTTGGTCAACAGCCATTTGGTTAAACCTCATATCCACGTTTCCGGTGTTATGGTCAACAACTTGACTTCTTTTAAATTTATTAGCCACACGTTGTACATATGGTTCAACATCTTTGTCATCCATATTACCAACATAAACTTTAAACACACGTCTTTCAGGTGCTCTTGAAGTTCTGTAGATTAACATCGCATCTTCTGAAAGTAATAATTGTTTCCAAATACGTCTTGCTTTTTCTAACATAGAAGTTCCATAAGGAAGTTTTCTATCATCACCTAATAATCTAAAGTGAGCAATCTCCCAAGAGTTAAACTCCATATCTTTAGCTTTCCATTTAAAACGTAAACCTTTACTATCCGCCGGTTCTTCAACATTCGCTGATTTTGCCGCCATACCTCTTTCCAATCGTTCTATTTCAATGTTTGGTAATTGCATACACCCAACAATACCTTTTTCAGCATCCAATTTTAGATACACAAAATTATCCCCATATTTACAAGTATTTCTTGTCCACATAGGTAAATTTGTATTTAAATCTAAAACATTATTAAATAAGTCCGCCAATATACCCTTGATTCTTTTTGATTCAGAATAAATCTGTAACATATAACCATTTTGGTCAACAGTTGTTGATTCTTCACCATAGATATCCAAAGCCGCTGAAATTTCAGGAGTATACTCCATCGATTCATAATCATAAAATGAAGCTAAACGAGTTGGTTCATAATATACCGCTTGAGTATATAAATTACTTTCAATTTTAGTCCATTGATTGGCTAGATAATAAGTTTGTTGTGCCTGTAATTTTTCTCTCTCGTATTCGGCTTTAGATGTGGTTTTTAATAATTCCTTCTTATCTAATTGATATACGGGATAATCTTGATTCAATAACGAATTTGGTCCAAATGCTTTGGATAACCTTTGCCAAACCGTTAAATCATTATTTTGATTGTTTTCCATATTTTAAATTTAAATATATTTTTTCTTATATAAATAGTTTACTTTATTCTATTGTTGGTGTCGGTGTTTGTGTTGGTGTTGGTGGAAGAGCCCCACTAAATGTATCAATAGTTTTAGGTCTATTAAAATCAGGTTCAAATACGTTAACACTTAAAATATCTTGACCCGGAACGACCATTCTAGAACCTGCGAAAATTTTCCCTGATTTTTTTCTATTTTCAAAACCACCTGATTTACCAACACCTGTATTAAGAGATGCGTTAGCATACAAATCCGCATTTGCGTCAAATGTAATACTATTATTTAAAGTAGACGTTTTTCTATCGGTAATACCCATTTATCTTTATTTGATAAATATTATCTTGTACCAAATAACCAGCCGTATTTCATATAATCGTCTCGACTTATATTTCCATTACTAAATTGGCCAATTCTTTCTCGAGTATTTGGTATCACAGGGTTAAAGGATAATGATTCACTTACATTGTCATTATTAGTGACCGCCCAAGAATCAATCATAGCTTTAGTATGTTCAGTAACTTTAGTTAATTTACTAAACGATGATTCAGCAACGTAGGTTGCCATTGCAATAGACATAATTAAATCGTCGTGATGGCCTTTTTGGTGGTCAGGTCTACCATTCATATAAATAAAAGTATTCATTTCATTATATAAACGAGAACTATAAATTCTAAACCCATGTCTCATTACTTCTTCAAACGAAGCAATAATTTGAACTCTTTTATTATTAAAGTTTATTCCCGGAATTTTCTCCGCGGCTTTTGGGTCGTATTTCCATTTGTTTGCAGTATCAACCCCATCAATATATAAATCTTTATAATTCATTTCTTGGAGTTTTCTTGATGTTGAAACACCCATACCTCCTGTGATATCAATTACAACAAAACAAGAATAGTTTGTCGCCCATTTATGACAAATTTCCGCCATGGTATCAGGAGGTAATTTACCCACATACTCCGCAACTTGTTCTTGAGTATCAAAATCAACAATTTGGAATGAACTAAAATCTTCAGAATCCCCACGAGAAACGTCAACCCCCATAATATATTTATGACCAATCACTGGTTCTTTCCAAATCCAAAGAGCGTTACCCATTAATTTTGATTTAGGTTCAAGAATCATATTCTCACGAATCTTTTGCATCATAAGTGAATCAAATACGTTATCCCCCGAACCTAAAAAGTTACACTCCAACTCTTGGGACACTTTACGTTTATCGTATTTTAATTTCTTAACCATCGCCTCAAACCAACTTGAACAAGGTTTGTAACCGGCATCCATCAGAACTCTTAATTCTTGATAATTTCTATGTTCGTAAGGCATTTTAGACCAATCAAGAAATTCGTCAGGATTATAATCTTCTTTATTTAATAGGAAATGAATTATATCATCAGTTTTCACCAAGAATAAATCTTTAGTATAACGTGGGTCACGATACCAAAACATCTCGGTAATTTTGAAGTCATTCATATTACGTAATGCTTGGTCATATATTTCATAGTAAATTGGGTCGTATCCGTTAGGTGTTGACACAACTATTACTTTACCTCCCGTAGATAGGGACGCCATACAAGCAGCCCAAAAGTCACTGTCAGCTTCGATAAACGCCGCCTCATCAAATACAAGTATTGTGGGTGTAAATCCACGCAAGGCATCTTTCGATGTTGCAACGGCTTTAACCTCACAACCATTTGTTAATTTATAATGTTTTTGGGAATTTTTTGCTTTATCAAAATCCACACCGGTCCAAGACGGCCATTGAGCAACGAACGCTTTTATTTTATTTGCCATCTCCAATGAAGTATCCAACTTATTGGCGATAATCAATATTTTCTCGGGGGTTTCTTTTCTTGCGAATACTAATTTTCTTGACATCCAAGCCGCGGTAACGGTTGATACCCCGGCCTGTCTGTACTTTAATGCTATATTCTCATTGTATTCTTCGTAATCTTCTAATAATGATAATTGGTCAGGGAATAGTTCTAATGGGACATATTTTTTAACCGTATTATCATATGTTTCCAAATACGTTCTTAACGCGTATTCAACATCTCTATTACATTTTACGTACTCAATTAGTACTTGTTCTTTTGTTAAATTTGACATAAGTCGGATTGGTTTTTAGAACCCAAGTGCCGACAAATCAAAATCATCAAAGTCGTCGTCACCGTAGTCGTCATCATCATCATCATTATCGTCACCCATTTTATCATCATACTCATCTTTTTTCAAATCATTAACGATTTCGTCAACCATTCTTTGAATAAATTGAGCACCTTGTGGGTTTCCTTCTAATATTAGTTTAGCTACTCTTAAAAACTCTTGTGCTGATAGTTTCGAGAATCTCACAAATAAATAATGTTGGATGTGTTTCATATCATCATCAAACAATTTATCAGGATATGCCTCTAAAAATTTTTCCCAAAATATTGGACCTAATCTAGAATCCCATATTTCAGCAGGTAATGTATCTTCCGCCCCTAAAACCATTTCGGCTTGTTTTGGGTCATCAGGTAAACCATGTGTACCAAATACTTCATATACTCCTTTTACTAATTCGTGAACCAATAATGGAAACGTCATAGCTCTTGCTTTAACTGTTGGTGGGTCTGTTTCATCATCAACTTCACTTTGTCCCATTTGTCCTCCACCTGAACCTGCCATACCTTCCATATCCGGGTATAACCAGTATAAATGTTCCATAAGGGATTGTGTAACACCATAATGATTAAGTAAGTTAGGGTCTAATCTACTTAATTCATCACTAACCAATACATACATATGACCACCTTTAAACGCAGCCCCTTGTATTAATGAGTTAATTAATCTTCGTTTTGCCTTTTCTAAATTGAATTTTTCAAACTCATCCGCAAAATCTTCTAATTCTTCAGGATGGTCTTCAGCCTTTTTAAATGCGTCTTTAACTTCTTCATCACTAGGTTGTTGAGGTTCTGTTTGCATTCCTTGAGCCGCAGCCATAGGTCCGTGAACTAATTGAGCGTCAAACTGTAAAGACCCTTCAGGAATTCCAAGTTCTTTAACAACTAAATTAACTGCCAATCTTTCTAAATATTCTTTATTTTGGGATTCAACTTGTATAATTCTTTGTAAACCACTCATTACAGTCGACATTAACCCCATCATTGGATTGTTTCCTTGAATTGCGGTAGTATCTCCCAAATATCTTCTTACTTTGTCTACAGAATCTTTAAAACGTTTAGACGAGATTACTTCAATATAATCTTTATCACCGTCTTTCGGTAAAGCGGGATTTTGATTAAATGGCGTTTGTTTTGAAGTAATTTTTCTTTCAATACCCGGCTCCATTCTTTCAGGACCTTCATAATCAATTGGTGCCTCAACTAAACTACTTTTAATTTCTTTAAGTAATGAACGTTCATTTTTAGTGATTGTACCTTCAGATAATTTTCTTTCTAATTTTGTTTTAGCTTTTAAAATCTCTTCCATTTTTATATTTAAACTCATGATTAATCAATTTTAATACCTATACTATCAAACGATAACCAAGTTGGTAATTCTTTTTTAGTAGCTTTAGGTGCCGGTTTAGCACCCGGTTTAGGTTTGTATGGAGAATCTGTTCCCGGTCTTGTCCCTGGTTTAACTTTTGGTTTTGCCGGAGCAGTTTTAGTGTCTTCATCCATTTCTTTTTTAGCTTTAGGTGCCGGTTTAGCACCCGGTTTAGGTTTGTATGGTGAATCTGTTCCCGGTTTTGTTCCCGGTTTAACTTTTGGTTTTGCCGGAGCAGTTTTTGTGTCCTCACCAATTAAACTTAAAAAATCTTTTTTAGACATTTTAGGTGTTATATGTTTTTCAACTAATCTCATA